CAAATCCTTAGAGAAAAAGCTAGAGATGGACTCATCGAGAATACTTATCCAAGTTTTCACAATCTATACGACGAAATTTTCTATGAAAATAGACGTCACATTCATGATATTAAATATCAAGAACCTCAACAATGGATTGACAAAGACACCCCCCGACCCTTTTACCATACGACACTTCACACTCGTTCTCACTTAGTTGCACTTGACGAACCTGATAAGCTTCGTGCTGTTTTTGGAGTACCTAAACTACTCTTAATGGCCGAAAATATGTTCATCTGGAATATTCAGAAGGACTATCTTAATCACGGCAAATCGCCAATGCTCTGGGGCTTTGAAACCATGCGTGGTGGATGGAGAAAGTTATACAATAAGTTCACTCACAAGAGATGTTCTACATTCTTATCAATTGATTGGAGTCAATTTGACCGACGTGCTTTGCACTCAGTTATTGATGACATTCATGATATGTGGAAATCTTGGTTTGACTTTTCGCGCTATGAACCTACTTCTTTCTACCCTCATTCTCATACAAAGCCTAAAACTATTGAAAATCTTTGGAATTGGATGTGCTACAACGTTAAACACGGTTATATTCAAACTCCTGACCAGAATCTCTGGCAATGGAGATGGAATGGAATTGCTTCTGGATTTCAACAAACTCAGCTGCTTGACTCATTCGTTAACTCAATTATGACCCTAACGTGCTTATCTGCCTGCGGAATCAACATTGAAAGTGACAACTTCATTTTCACCGTACAAGGCGATGATTCACTTTGTGGATTATCAGAATGGATACTACCACACCAACAACAAGAATTTCTTTCTAAATTAAGAGACCAAGCCTTTGAAAGATTTAATGCTAAACTTTCAAACAAAAAGTCTTATATAGGAAACTATCTACACGAAGTTGCTGTACTATCATACAACAACCTTAGTGGTGGAATAGCCTATCGAGACCCTGCTCTTCTGCTTGCTCACTTACTTTATCCTGAACACCCTCAGTCTCTTGAAGCTACTGCTTCAGCTGCTATCGGTATTGCTCAATCTTCAATGGGATGCTCTCCCGAAGTCTACAATACTTGTAAGGATGTTTATGACTTTATCACGAAAGAACTATCGCGAAAGGTAAGACCAACGTACCGCCAAATGCGATACTTTGAACTTCTTACTGGAGGCCCTCTACCTCCTACCTTTCCTACCTTCGAAGAAGTCTACGCCCAAAACTACTCACTAGAAACACGAACTGTTTCTCAATGTGAACAATTGTGGCCAACTTCTCCCTCTTCTGCAAACGGTTTCTATTTCCTACTACAATAGATTCTTTTTTGTACTAATTATTTTATAAATTATT